CCAGCAAACTCATCTTGTGCCAAAGCATTTCCAATTGCTTCTGATCCAGCTTCTATTGGAGATAATCCCAGATCAGATCCTTGTTCAAAGTTCTTTATGTGGATGATCTCTCCAGCTGGATTGAAAACTGTGAATCTTGTGAAACTTTCTTTGCCATTGTATAAATAAATAGCTTTGCCATTTTTTCTTTCGATCTGAACATCATCTGGATGCAAGTTATAAACTTCACTAGGAAATCCATTCCGATCTCTTGCAGTTATCAACCAAAAGCTGTTTCCATAAAGACACAATGAATTGATTGTTCTGTGCATCCAAGTGAAAAGATCAGTCTCTGGATTAGGCATTCCATTAATAGCATCTAAAAACTGAGGAGCTGTTGTTGGTTCTCTATGATCTTGAGTCTTTCTAAAAGTCTTCACTGGCATTGTTGCAATTGAGTCAGCTATGACTGAAACACAAGAATAAACTGTTGCACTCTGGATCGCTGATGATGGATCAACAGCTTTTCCAGAACTTGTTTTGTTTTTATCTTCTAAGCCGAGATTGAATAATGAAGCATCAAGATCTCTAGTCTCAGAAGTAGTTTTAAAATAATCAAATAATCTCATAATCTCTCAAAGTCGAACAATAAAGATATTGCAATTAGTCCAGATCCAAGAACAAAGAGTCCAAGTGTTGTTGAGATAAAGAATGCTGATACACAGACACACACAAATCCCACTGCAAAAATAATTAAATTGTTCAACATATCTGTCCTTATTAAATTTGTATAAACTTTGGAGCTTCTGGTTCTTTCACTGGATCTTCTGATCTAAAGTCGCTCCAACGATCAAAAGCCATAATTCCAGCGATTGCCAAGTCGATCTTCCTTGCAGATGACTTGTTGATCTTTGTGACTAAAGTTCCTTGAGGTGTCTCTTTAGGAACACAGTTGATCAAGTGTTGAAACAGATTAAAGTCTCCATCGTGTGAAAGATCTTGCTCCATAACAGCTGAATAAAACCTTGAACACGCTTCTGCCATCTTCTTTCGATAGTTTCCCTCATAATAAAGAATCATTTCTGATCCATAGATCTCTTCAAGTTCTGCCAATTCGTTGTGCCATCCCATAGGATCAACAACAAACTCGATGACATCATAATCTTTGAAGATCTGTCTTATTTGAAGAAGAACTTCATCTCTTGGAACTTTCCAGAGATTATTTTCCGACAAAGGTCTTTCCCAATGTCCGAAGACTTGAAGATGAGGTCGTTCCTCGTTTGAGATCCCAACAAGAGCTGTGGAGTCTCGAGAATACGATCCATCGAATGCAAGGATGATTTCTGATCCCTTTTCGATTTTCTTTTCGACATAACATTCCTCCCACACACCAGCTGGAAGCCATCTCTCAGCTGTTGAAGTCCATTGATTTAAAAAATATCTTCTGAACTCATTTTCTGGTATTTGTTTGAAAGCTCTTTCAAGCTGTTCAGCATCAATCCAATCATTAAGAGCTGGATTGCTTTGTTCAAGAGCTTGTTTTCTCTGATCTTTGTCATTGATGTCCAGTTCTTGATCTGCTTCGTATATCTTGAAATAAAATCCATCATCCTCAATTTCTCCAGCTTCAATCCCTTTTGCATATTTATAAAGTCGATAAGCAAGTGAGTTTTCAACTCCAGCTGTTGTTATGTTGATCCCAATGGTGTTTGTTCTTTTCCTCAAACCATTCTGGATCACAAGATGAGCCTTTTCCTTGTTGCCAGTCATCTCGTGGATCTCATCAAAGATTCCAAAAGGAGCTGGTCTAAGACCATCATTCTGACCAGCAACACAAGGAACTCTTAAAATATAAGCACTCGGATTGTCTTTAACTATAATTTTTCTCTCTTGAACATCAACAAAGTGTCGAAGCTCTCCATTTGTGATCATCGCTTTAGCTGATGAGAAAACAAGATCAGCTTGATCATAACTTGATGCAACTACTGGAATGATCGGAGAATTGTTTCCAGATCCTAGAAGACCATAAACTGCCAAAGCTCCTGCAAGTTCAGTTTTGCCATTTGCTTTGGGCAGAGAAATATATGCTGTGTGATGTTTATAAGATCCATCTTCTTTGATCTCAAACAGTTCTCTGATGATTTCTTTCTGCCAGTCTCTTAAGACAAATGGTTTTCCAAGATAATCCCCAGAAGAATGGACACAATACATTTCGATGAACTTGATCACTCTGTTTCCCAGAGTTTTCATTATTCTTCTTCCAGATCGGCATTAAGATCAGCAAGAGTTTTCTTCATCTGACCTAATTGAATCCCCAAAGATATTCTTGATTTTGGATTCATTCCTAATCTGTCCTCAAGTTGTCTGATCTCAGCATCAATCTTCAACATTGCAGAATATAGAGGATTAAGAACAGCTTGTCCTTGTGATCCAACGACCAAACGATCTTTCTTAGCTTGTTTAAAGATCCTTTCTCGTTCATCGATCAGTGTTGCAAGTCGATAAACAGATTGTTGATCAGATTTTGTATCAATAGCAGTTGCAAGATCACTGTTCCAGAAGTCTTCCCACCACAATTTCGTGTTTTTTAAATATCTTCCTCT